CCCCGATCTCGCGGGGTACCTCACCGATCTCGGTCTCATCGACGAATACCATCTCTACTTCCGCCCCTTCGTACTCGGTGGCGGCAAGCCATTCTTCGCCGGCCCCCGCCCACCCCTCCGCCTTATCGCCACTGACCAAATCGGCGAGGACGCCACAAGGCTGAAATACGTCCCGACGTGATGGCCATCACCTTCGACGCAGCAACTTAGGTGGTCCTAACGGGGCGGGTTCAATTTGGGCGGATTGCGCTCCCATTCACGGAATTGTTCCAGCGACAACCAAGAAGCGGGGTCACCGGCAGCCAATGCAGCTACGATTTGTTCGTCCGTCAGACCAAGCTTTTTCTGATTGAGACGAAACTCAAAATAAGAGATCGCAATATCGTTCGTGATAAATGCGATGTCGTCGTTGTTGATAGTACCGACCTTGCGCCCCTCTTCTATGCGAGCGGGATCCAACATGAATGTTTTCAAATAGAGGCCAAGTTCAAACGGCGCATAGTTGGGATGCCGCTGTTCGTCACCTTTTGCGGCCGCTGATATGCAGTCGCTGAAAGCAAGCTGCTCGATTAGGTTGTCAAGGTGGCAGTGAAACGCCGCTGTGTCTCCTCTTCTGATTTCGCTTGCAATGGTCGGCGTGTCGTTCAGCGGCGCGTTGATATCGGCGGCGAACGCCGGCGCCGCCATTACTAGCCATAGCGTCAACAAAAGCTCGTGCCTGGATCGCATGCTGCGCGCCCTTCTATTCGCGGTCTGAATTCACATCGCCGGATGGCGGGAGAACGGAAACAATGGACAGCTTAGCCGATCCGACCGCGCGGACAAAGAACATCACCCCTGCCTCCGTACATGTCGCGGGGCCTATGAGAGCCAAAACATTCAAGGCCGCGATGAGCGAGGACGACGTCAAGAAAGACCGACCGTTCTTCCGGATCGCCAAGGTCGATGAATCGCTGGGTATCGTGTTCGGCTGGGCGGTGATCTGCAAAGTCGCGGGCCAGGACTATTACGACTGGAACATCGATCACGGCGGCGCGCATGCCGGCCAGCGGATCCCCGAACACATCACTGAACCGGCGATGCTGAAAAGCGCTGCCGCGTTCATGGCGTCCGAGCGTCCCGGCAACGAGATGCATGCGGGCGACGATGTCGGGAAATTCCTGTTCGCGTTCCCGCTCACGACCGAGATTGCGAAAGCCATGGGCATCGCCTGCGACAAGACCGGGCTGATGGTCGGCTATCAGGCGCCCCCCGCGGTGCTCGCGAAGTTCAAATCTGGCGCCTACACCGGCTTCAGCATCGAAGGGTCGCGTGGCGCGGACGCTGTGGAGCACGATTGATGACCAAGCGCATTCTGAATTCGCTCACGATCGGAAAGATCGCCGCGGTCGATGTCCCGTGCCAGGAAGGCGCGCAGGCGTTGATCGTGAAGCGCGCCGCGACGGCCGATGCCTCCAGTGCGGAGACAGGCGCGGAAACACCCGCGGAAAATTTCGAAGGCCAGCTCGCGGAGCAGAACCTCTGGGACTGTTACGGCAGGGCGCAAAGCGCACTTCAACAATCCATCGAGTCCATCATGGGCGACGACAGCATCACCGACAAAGGGGCGATGATTCAGCAGAGCCTCGATGAGTTCTCTGCCTATGTCGGCCAGCTCGTCCCCTCCGATTCCGCCAATGCCTCGGCCCAAGGCCTTCAGGCAATGCTCCCGGCTCCGGCCGCCAACGCAGAAAACCCAACAACCCAAGCGCTGAAAAAAGCACTGGGTCTTCCTGCCACGGCGACCGGGGCCGAGATGCTCGAAACCGTTGAAACGCTTACCAAGGCCGACAACAAACGCAGCGGCGATGACGACATCGCGAAGATGCTCGCTGTCGGAGACGCGTTCGAAGCGCAGGACGGCAGCATCGTCTTCAAGAGCAAAGTCGGCGACGAAACCTTTGCGATCCTGAAGGCACAGAATGCCGAGATCGCAAAGCAGGCCGCTGAACTGGCCAAACGCGACGAAGCCGAAGCCACAGCAAAGTTCGAGAAGCGCGCCACCGATCTCGGCTTCGAGCCGCAATTCGGCGCCACCATGCGGAAAGCCTATGGTGGCGACGCCGCGGCACAGACCAAAGTCGAAAAGCGCATCGCCGGCCTCAACCGCCAGATCGAGGAGGGCGCGTTGTTCATAAGCTTCGGCAAATCGAACCCTAAAGAGGGCTCCGCCGAATCCGAATTCCTAGGCAAGGTCGAAGCCGCGCGCAAAGCTGACCCCAAACTCACCCACGCCCAGGCCTACGCCCGCATCTACAAAGCCAAAGAAAACGCCGATCTCATCAAACGCATGACCGCGGAGCAACGCGCAGGCAACTAGCGCCCAGCATATCTGCGCCATCCGATTCTCACGCGGAGCCGCGGAGGATTGGATCTCTGCGAACTCCGCGGCTCCGCGTGAACCCTCTTCTTGATTCACAACCCCCCGAAGGAGAATCTCTATGGCAACATCCGGCACCGGGCTGGAGGAGGGCGGGAATCTGACCGCCAATTCCGATCTCAGTTCGTCGCAATATTGCGCGGTGAAGCAGACCTCCACCGATCGCGCCGTCGATTTGGCGTCCACCGGCGGCGAGGCGATCACCGGCATCCTGCTCAACAATCCGAAAGCGGGCGAATCCGCGATCGTGAAGTATGTCGGCTTCACGCCCGCGGTCATCGGCACCGGTGGCGTCACCGCGGGCCAGGCGCTCATGACCGAAGCCGCGACCGGCAAGCTCATCACGCAGACCTCGACCAACGCCAAGGTCGCGGTTGCGATCGAGAGCGCAAACGCGGGCGAACTCGCGCTGGTGCGCCTCGTTCCGACCGCTGGTTGATCCTTCGAGGCTCGGAGCTTCGCTCCTCGCACCTCAGGATGACGCGTTTGGAGCGTCGTTATCTTTCGCGTTCTTACGCGGCAGCGCCAGCGTCACGGCGCGATTGAACAAACACCCAACTCGTCATCCTGAGGTGCAAGCCGAAAGGCGAGCCCCGAAGGACTTAACGGAGAACCCCCATGCCCTCACCCAACCTCAGTCAGGTCCATTCGTCCACGCCGCTCACAAACGTGGCCGTGGCCTATATGCAGGACCACGACAATTTCATCGCCGACAAGGTATTCCCGGTCGTCTCGGTGAAGCACCAGTCCGACCTCTATTACAAATGGAACAAGGACGATTTCTTCCGTGACGAGGCGCAGATCCGCGCCGACGGTTCGGAATCGGCCGGCTCCGGCGTCGATCTCACGACCGACTCTTACGCCGCCAAGGTCTGGGCGCTGCACAAGGACATCGGCGACCAGATGCGCGCCAATGCTGATCCGGCGGTCGATCTCGCGACCTCGATCTCCGAATATTTGATGCAGAAGCTGTTGCTCCGCCGCGACCGGCTGTTCGCGTCGAACTATCTCACCACCGGCAAGTGGGGCACCGACATCACCGGCACCGCGTCCACCAGCGATGCCACCCACACGATCCAGTGGAGCGACGACGCGAGTTCCGATCCCTTCACCGACATCGCCAACCAGCAGACCACCATCCTGCAGAACACCGGCATGATGGCGAACACGCTGACGCTCGGCTGGCAGGTGTATCAGGCGCTGCGCAAGCACCCGCTCGTCATCGACCGCGTGAAATACACGATGCAGGCCGATGCCAAGAACATCGCGCCTGAGCTTCTGGCCTCTGCCTTTGACGTCGAGAAGGTTGTGGTGGCGAAGGCGTCCTACAACAGCGCGAAGAAGGGCGCCGCGGGCGCTTACAGCTTTGCGGTCGGCAAGGTGGCGCTTCTGTCCTATGCGCCGCCCGCGCCCAGCTTGATGATCCCGTCCGCGGGCTACATCTTTGGCTGGGACGGTCTCGAAGGCCAGAACAGCCTCGGTATTTCGTCCTGGACCGAGCCGGTGCCGAACCGCGGCACGCCCGGCTCGACCACACGCGTCGAAGCCGAGATGGCTTTTGATATGAAGTTGGTCGGCGCCGACCTTGGCGTCTTCTTCACCGCGATCGTCGCGTGACATGAACACCCCAACCGAAATCGCGCACGCCGGCGGCGCCTATGTGCGCCGTCCTTTCACTCTCGGCCAGCGCACGGTAACGAACGGCGATGTTCTTTCCGCGACGCAAGTTCGCGCGATCCCGAAAGGCAATTTGCGTGCACTCATCAACCTGGGAAAGGTCGATCTCTTCCCGAGCGCTCCTACCGACCACTGATTTCACGCGGAGCCGCGGAGGACGCGGAGGTCATCGGACCCTAATCGTCATGGCCGGGGCTTGACCCGGCCATCCATCAGCGAGCGATAGCGAGCAAGTGACTCCTGGATGGCCGCCTCAAGGGCGGCCATGACGAACAGAGCTACTCCGCGAACTCCGCGTCTCCGCGTGCATTTCTTCTTGATCTCCACCACACCAACACGAGGGCGTCATGGCCACCGGTTTCGTTACGCGCATCAAGGGCAAGATCAAGGCCCACACTTTATATGTGGGCAGCGGCGGGATCGCCGACGACAAGAGCGGCATCGCGGGCAAGTCGGTGCTGTCGCTGCGCGTGCCGCTTTCAGTCACCGCGACCGCCAACACGGACATCGCGCCCATCTCGCTTCCGCCTGGCGCCACGCTTGTGCGTGCGACGGTCTACACGACCACGGCCTTCCTCGCCGCCACCGATGCGAAAATCGAGATCGGATCGTCGGCCGGTGACGCAAGCTATGTCGCACAGACCTCGATCAAGGCCTTGGGCATGGCTTCGCTCACGCTTGTGAACGCCGCCGCGGCAACGCTCGCATCGCTCGGCGCCACGCCGAACCTCTATGTCCGCATCGTGCAGACGGGCACCGCATCCGCCACCGGCGCCGCTACGCTGGTCCTTGAATATGTGATGCCGTGACCTGGACCTACGATCCCACCCAGCTCCTCACCACGCCAATGATGCAGGTGCGTTACCTCATCGGCGACACGCGCGACACCGACCGCCAGGTCCAGGATGAGGAGATCGCGTTCGCGCTGACCGAGCGGCCCTCGGTCTATGGCGCCGCCGCCATCGTGTGCCGTGCGCTCTCCGCGCAGAAGTCGCGCCTGGTCGATACCGTCGATAACGATCTGCGCACGACCTACAGCCAGCAGGCTTCGGCCTATGCGCGCCAGGCGATCTATTACGAACAGCGCGACGCGAAATTCGGCGGTGTGATCCCGGTCGCCGGCGGCCTCAACCGGTCGAACAAAATCCAAATGGAATGCGATCCCAATCGCCTGCCGCCCGCCTTCAACATCGGCATGCAGGACAATTATTTCCCCGTGGCACCCGAAGGCAACGAGCTGACACCGCCCGCAGTGCCGGATGGCACGCTATGATCGATGTGCGTTTCGAGGTCCACGGGCTCGAGCAGGTTCAGGCCAGCCTGTCGTCGCTGCCCCAGGCCGTCTCCACGCGGCTGCGCGGATATATGACCGAGGCCGCCGCCACGCTGCGCGGCATGGTGCAACAGAACATCGCAAGTTCTTTTCACACGACGGGCGCGCTCACCCAGGGCCTCAAATCCGAAATCGTCGAAGAGGGCAGCGGCGTCAGCGCACGCATCGCGATCGAGGGCGTTCCATACGCCCGTATCCAGGAAGAGGGCGGCACCGTCCAAATCCCGGAGATTGTGCCCGTCAACGCCAAGGTCCTCGCTTTCTCAACCCCGGCCCGCAGCGCCGTCGCCGCCATAGCCGCACGCGGCGGCAGCGCAACCGGCTTCGCCATGCGCGCTAAAGCCCACCCGGTCACCATCCCCGAACACGCCTACGCCCACCGGGCCCTCACCGACTACCGCCAACCCTTCGAGACCGGAATTCGAGAAATCGTACGCGCAGCGCTGAGTGGGATGTAACCAATTAAGATTGGCGGAATCACGCGAGCACAAACGCGATTGGGCGAATGGGCCTGAACGATAACGACGAGAACACAGCACGAATTTTGCAAAAGCTAACGCTTCTCATTTGTCAGTCATGATTTGTTCGCAACTCCAAATGAGATGAGGGCGAATCGAGTCGCCAATCGGCCCGCTGGCAGCATGGGGGTTCGAATTCAGCTCGAACTTTGCTGGAGGAGCGCGGCCAGGTCGCGCCAGCCTTTGGCGACACGTTGCCACTCTTCGCGGCGGTCCTGGTCCCGCATCTTGCGGGCACGTGTCTCGGCGGAGTCCGCAGAAGCCATGTAGTTGTCGTAGCGCATCTGCAACGGTTCCGGCAGCGGGTCTGGAAGCTTGTGTTCCAACATGGCGGTTTCCCGGCGCAATCGTTCTTCCAACGATTCACAAACGGGCTCGATTGCCGGGAGTTTCAGATGTTCCAGAGCCCGATGCGGATTTTTTTGTCCCGCGGGCGATGCTCCGTAGGCGGAAAGTATTTCTTAAGGTTCCCGCTCCACAGGCGTCAATCACTCGCCGGAATCGGATCGGGCATATAGGTGTTCTCCATCGCGCGCGCCAGCATGTCGTAATCGGCGGCGACGGCCATCAGTGTGTCGCGCGCGGCCGCGTCCACCGTCGCTTTCGCGATCGCGCGCACCTGTTCCGACCTGCGCCGGTAATGCACGGCGCGTGCATCTCTGTCTGTCACTGGCCGCCCCGACCGGATGCCCAAACCAACGTAACTTCGGAACCGCCCGAGTCCCGATGAAGGATTGAACACTCACAGCCGCGAACCGCGCAAGAGTTTTGCCGCGAGCTCTCGCCAGCCTTCGGCGACGCGCCGCCACGACTCGCGCACAAGCGGATCGGCACTGGCGCCTGCTTGTGCCTCGGCGCTTTCGGCGCGCGCGATATAGCGGTCGTATCGCTGCTTCAGCAGGTCCGGCAGTTTGTGGCTCACATACGCGGTTCCCGATGCAACAGCCCCTTTCGACAAGTCATCTTTAGCTAACGGCAATGGCTGCCGAGCGTTTCGGGGTTCCAGCAAATGATTTTCAAAAGCGAGTGAGCATGGCCGATTTGCCGGAACTCATCACGCGAGAGCAGATCTACCAGGCGCTGTTCACGCTGCTCACGCCGCTGCTCGCGCCCGGGGCCGAGGATGGCTCGCCGGATGGCGAGCAGGGGCAGAACGGTGCGGCCCGGCCGGGCACACCGACCATGGAACGCCCGTTCAATCTCATCAGCCGCGAGGTGATCGAGGTGCAGCGCGTGCCGCCGGCGCTGCAGCCCGTACTCTTTATGTATGAGATGGACGAGGAGTTCGGCGACAGCGGCCCGGGCCTCATACCGCTCAGCTTCACGGTCGTGCTGATCTTCGGCGTGACCGCGCCGAAGGGAACGCCGGGCCAGACCCTCCTCAATCCACTGATCGACCGCGTGCTCGATGCGCTCCAGCCAGACAATGGCGAGGACGAGCAGCAGCTCCTGGATAGCGATAGCAACGCGCTGGTCGAATGGGTCCGCGTCAAAGGCAAAGCCGGCAAGAACCACGGCAACAACGCCACCGACCCCGACTGCCGCCAGGCGTCGTATTATCTGCCGCTAGAAATCAAACTTGCTGCGCCATAAAGCACCACCTGTCATCCCCGGCTGAGCGCTGCGGAGCAGCGTGAAGGGAAGGGGGACCCCAGGTCGTGGCAACAAGAATGGTCGTCCGAGCCTTCGACCGAACTCAATATCCGGCGAGCAGGTATTATTCGATGCACCTGGGTTCCCTACTCTTCGCATTGCTTTGCAATGCTCGGCCGGGATGACAAGTCGCGCTACGTCTTCGGCTCATACCCCGGCACCCATTTGGCGTGCTGGGGAAGATCGTCCGCGATCGTCCACCACGGCGCGCATGACAACGTGAACACGTGCAGCATCGGGCGCACGCCCGGATCGTCGTCCAGAAGGCCGGCGGCGATGCTGACGGTGGGCAGATAGCTCGCCTTTCCCGGCGCGAGGCACCCGCAAACCTTGCAGCGCTTGCGGAAGCTGCCGGGCGAGGATTCGTATTCCACCATCATGTCGTCACCCGCGACCAGGCGGAATTTGTCCGCGTCGACATGCGCATAGGTGGCGAACGCCGCACCCGTGAGTTTGCGGCAATTGACGCAATGGCAATGCGTGAGCCCACGCACCTTGTCGATCTCGAACCGAATGCTCCCACACAGACAGCTTCCCCGGATCATCGTTGGGCCTTCCTGGTTATTGGCTTCGTTGCATAGCGAGCCTTGAAGAGGGGCGCAATTCTTCCAAGGAGATACCATGAAATACCGGATGATCAGCGCGTCCGCGCTGCCGCTTGCGCTTGGCGTTGCGGGTGGTGGGGTGGCGCTCAAAAAGCGGGGCGACAGTGTTGCGGTCGAACTCAGCCCGCGCGCGGCCGAGCGCATTGCGCGGTATGGCGCTGTTCGCTTCGAGACGATCTCAGAACCTGCGCCAGCGCCAAAACCAGCAGAGCCCGAGCACGCGGGGCCGATAGCGTTCGCGCACGCGCGCTTCACGCCTTTCGAGATCGCCACCGAAACACCGCCACAGGCAGACGCCGACGCGGCAACCGAATAACAGAGGAGAATATCGATGACCGTCCCTACTGAAGACCAGCTTGCCACCGCCGTTGCCACTTGGCGCGACGCCAGCGTCGGCATCGACGCCATTGCCGCGAACACGCCCGCCTACAATCAGATCTTCGTCACGCTCGACAGCCTGGTCGATGCGATGTTCGCCGACATCGACGATGTCGGCGAGGCAGCGGCCACGGCGGTGCTCACGTCGTCCGCCAACTATGCCGATGGCGAAACCGTCGTGATCGGCCTGCTCGCGGGTGGCACCAAGACCTATACCTTCCAGTCCACGCTCACGGACACCGACGGTCACGTCCATGTCGGCGCGAGCGAGGCGGCATCGATCCTCAATCTGCATCACGCCATCAATGGCACGGGCGGCACCGCGGGCACCGACTACGCGGCCTCGACCACGGCGCATCCCGACGTCATCGCCACCGACAACGGCACCCATGCGCTCACGATCACCGCCAACGAAGTCGGTGCGGCCTACAACGCCATCACGACGACCGAGACATCCGCCAGTGCGAGTTGGGGCGGCGCCACAATGACCGGCGGCGCCGGCGACGATCTCGATACCGTTTTGGGCGAGATTGACCTCTGGCGCGACACGCTGCGCTGCTACCCGCTCAACGCGGATTCCGGCGCCGAGGACCAGCTCGACGACGCGATCCCTGGCCTCAAGACAGCGGTCGCCGCGCTGTTCACCTAACCGCCCGCGCAATCCCATCTCAACATCGAGGAGAAATCACACATGGCCACCACCCCCGTGAAACCGTCCAAGGCGTTCGGCGCCGGCGACTTCTTCGGCGTCAACAACGTACAGAGCCCGACGCCGACATCGTTCGACACGCCGCAGGATATGTCCCTGTCGGTGAAGCGCGAACTCAAATCCATCACCGGCGTCAACCTGTTCCCGGATGATGTGAATGCCGGCGCGGCCTCGATCACCGGCAAGGTGACGATGGGCTCGCTCAACGGCCGTATCTGGGGCGATCTCGTCGCCGGCGTCGGCGCGTCCAAGGTCGCCAATATTGTAAGCGTCGCCAAGCGCGAGAAAGGCGTCGTCAGCAACGCAGAAAAAATTCGCGTCAAGAACTATGGTTCGGGCGTGTTCCTGCGCGATCTCGGCGTCCGCGGTCCGGAGAACCTCCCGTTCATTCGTGTCTCGAAAGCCAGCGCCATTGCGCATCTCAACCATTATTCGGTGACGACGGCGGGCGAGTACCAGTTCCACCACGACCGTGACGGCGATACGGTCGACATCACTTATGAGTGGCAGGGTAACGTCAACGGGCTGGGCGCGGTCTACAACATCACCAACCAGCCCCAAGGTGCGATCGGCGATTTCACCGCGGTGCTGGCGACGCGCTGGCGTTCCGAAGAGAACGTCTTCACGCTCAATTCCTGTATCGTCTCTGATTACGAAATCGCGACCAAGGGCGGCGATTACGCGAAGCCGACGCTGTCCTACCAGGCGCAGGCCGATGCCTACGACAACATCGGCACGTTCAGCTTTGCGCAGAATAGGTAGGTTGCGTTTTTCGGCGCACCGCTTTGCGGTGTACCTCAGGATGACGATATCTCAACTCTCGTCACCCTGAGGTGCGAGCGGAGCGAGCCCCGAAGGGTCAATAGATGAGCGCTGTTACCGAAGAACGCCTACGTCTTGGCGAAAGCCGCCGCATGGCCTTCCTCAATTTCTGCAATTTCATCCCGAAGGAAGACATTGCGGCCGCCCTCAGGATGTCGGTGCAGGAGGTCGAGCGGGCGCTTAGTTTTGTGGCCCGCAAGATCTGCGAATACCGGCACCGCCGCTGCATCCAGCCCAATCCAGAGCAAGGGATGCTGCCGCCAATCCCGTGCGACAATGAGGCGGAGATTCTCCAGAACCGACGCGCGCTGCTCTGGACGCTCGACTACATCTCCGACGACGCGCTTTCGACCGAACTCCTTCTTCCCAATCTCCGCAGTCAGATCGTCGATCGTCCGCAAGGCGTGATCGAAGCCGCGCGCGCCGTCCGCGCGATGTGAGGAACAGTATGACAGAGCCTGCACATTACGATCCGAACCGCACACCCGTTGTCCTCTGGGCCGGAAAGAAATGGCCCGTCCCGCCGCTGGTCGCCGATCAACTCGACATGGTGTGGGATAGCATTATCGAACTCACCGATGTCCTTGCCCGCCAGGAATCCCGGCCGCTTCCCGACGAAGCGCTCGCAGGCCTAAGCGAGGACAGAAAGCGCGAACTCGCCATCGGCAAGGCGCTTGCCGACCGGGTGTTTTCGCTTTCCGGCGAACAGTACAAGAAGCTGCGCGAGGTCGTGTTTTATGGCCTCACGCGCGCGCATCGCGATCTGACCCACGACGAATTCCGCAACACGCCGACGACGCCGTTCGAGATGCTGGTCGCGTTCTGGGAAATCCGCCGCCAGTCCGGCATGTATGGCCCGGCGCGCGGAGGAGATCACGACCCGGGGGAAGCCCCGGCGACGGATGGGCGAAGCCAGACTTCGATTTCATAGTGGTTGACTGCTGCCGGTTCTTCGGCGGATCGCCGGAATATTGGTGGCACAATCTCACCCTCCGTCGCCTTCGCGACATGGAGCGCAGCTTAAGGCGCGTTCCCCCCGTCGAATATTTCGCCGCGGGCTATTTCAAATACGAACCGCCCTCCGAGATTTCCGGCGAAGACGCCGAGAAACCCGAACCCCTGCCCCTCTACGAATGACCGGGAGAAACGATGTCCGACAACGTCATCGAAATCCGCATCACCGGTGCGGTGGATTCTTCGCTGTCGTCAGCGGTGTCTGAGGCCAAGGCGACGATCGGCACGATCGGCGATCAGACCGGTACGGCTGCGGCGGCCATAAGCGCTACGCTCAAAGCCGTCGGCGACGATATTGGCAGACTAACGTCCCAACTGAGCGCCCTCGGCAGCGCAGCCGCGACGGCGGGTGCCGGCGTCACATCTGGACTGAGCACCGCCGAGCAAGCGGCACGCAACCTCGGCAGTACGGCCACGACATCGGGTACCCGGGTCGCTTCCGGATTGAAGACCGCTGAAGACGCCACGCACAGCCTCCACTTCGCGACCGCAGGCGCCATACAGGATTATTTCCGTCTCGGGCAAGCAGCAGCGAGCGGAAATCTTCCGGCCATGGCCAGCACGCTGGGCAGTCTCGCGAGCGAGACCGGCGTTTTCGATGCCGCTCTGGCCACGATGGGCACGGAAGCAGCAATCGCCACCGGCGGGCTGGCGCTCGTCGCCGGTGCAGTCGGCTATCTCGCCTATCAGGAATTTGCGGCGGAGCAGAAAGCACGGGCCTTGGCCGCAGTTTTCGAAATCACCGGCCGCGGCGCTACCATGACCGAAGATGCGGTCAAGGGCGAGATGGCCCAACTCGAAAAAATGCCGGGTGTCACAAGCTCGATCGCGGAAGCGATTGTCCAATGGGAAGCGGCGCACGCGAACATCAACAATCTGATCGATGAAAGCGTCAACGACCTGGCGCCGAAATTCATCAAGGCCTGGGGTGACGACGCACCGAACAAGCTCGGCGACCTCAAGCAGGCGTTCAACGACATCGCGACCGGCTCGATCCCGCAGGCAACGGATGCGCTGGACAAATTTCAGGAAGAGTTCGGAAAGCTTGCGCCGAAGGAGCAGGCGCACATCGTCGCGCTAATTACGGCTGGCCAGCGAACCGAAGCGTGGCAGCGTTTGCTTACCGACCTGGCCTCGCGATCCGGAGAAAGCCTGACGGATCTTAAAACCAAGATTGCGGATACCAGCGCCGCGCTGAAGCAGGCAGAGGATGCGGCTGCGGCGCTGCATGCCCAGGTCAACCAGGCTGGCGATCCACAAGAACTCCGCGTGATCGCGGTCATGGCCGGGAAGGCCGACGAGCAGGTGAAAGTGCTCACCGGGGATTTGCACCGTTTGCAGGCGGATGCCGCAACCAAGGCCGCGCCCATCCAGATTTCCGACGACGAGGTCCGGCAGAATCTCGACAAGATTGCACAGGACATTTCCAAGACCGATACGCAGGTTTTGGCCGGGCAGATCAAATACCTCGAGGGCGTGACAAAGTCCTCCCGCGCATCCGCCTCCGAGATCAGGAACGCCGAAACGGAACTGGGACACCTGCGGGTGCAACTCGCCAAAGCGACCAGCGATGAGGTCGTCGAAACGGCGCGTGCAACCACTGCTGCTCTGGGCCTGACCGGCGAACAGCGCACGCGATCGGAAATAGCCACCGATCTCGCACTTCTGAAGGACACGCGGGTATCAGCCCAGCGGAAGCTCGAAATCTGGAAAGATTACGGCAGCAAACTCTCCCAACTCCACGAAGAGCAGGCGCAGGGTGAAAAGGCCGCCGGCCGTGAAGGTGCCCAGCAGCAACGCACTGGCGCCGAAGAGGCGATATCCGCTGCGCATGACGCAAGCCAGGAAATCCTCTCCAACGACCGTCTGAATGCGAGCGAGCGCGGCGTCCTCGCAAAGCAGGTCTGGGATCTCCTGTCCAGTGGGGAGAAGACCAGCGCCGATCAGCGCGCCCAGGCGGCTGCGGCACTGGCGCAGCGCATCGCCAAAGAAGAGGGGCTTTCCGCCGAACAGCAGAAAGATGTCGAGGCGCAGATTTCATCGATCCTTATCGGCAGTGCGCGGATAACCGCACAAGAACGCGCGCAGGCTGTGAAAGACGGTGCCAGCGCCGAGAGCGAAGCGCGCCGCAAAGCTGCGACCGAAACCGAGCAAATCGCCAAGCTTTCTCAGCAGGCAACGGTCGACGCAGCGAAGGACGCGTTCGAGGAAACCTCGACGCTGGAGGACCGCAAACTCGCCTATTTCCAGGAAACCGAGGGCGAAAAGATTGTGGCGCTGAGGGATGCAAAGCAGGCCGAGCTCCAGGTTGAGATCGACGGCTATAGGGAGCAGCTCAAAAAGCTGGAAGACTCCAAGCAGACCGAAACTACACTCTATACTCAAACCAAAAACAAGATCGAGGAACTGAACCGCCAGAAGAACCTTGCTATCGAGCAATCGGACACGCAGGCCGCACAGCAGGCGGTGAAAAACTGGCAATCGATCATTTCGCCGATCGAATCCGGCATGTCGAGCATGGTGTCCTCGCTGATCGGCGGGCAGACGAAATTCGGCGCAGCAACGCGGCAGCTTCTGGTTCAGGTCGTCTCCGACTGGGTCAGCGCGCGCATCAAGATCGAATTCGATTGGCTCGCGGGCGTTCTGGCAAAGGAATTGGGCGACCAGAAATGGGCGCAGAAAAGCATTCTCGAGGCGCTCTTCGCCGCCAAGACCGAAACCACCATTCAGAAGGGATCGGAAGCCGAGAAGACGGCCACGACGGCCGCTGGAACCGCCGCTCGTGATGCGCTCGGCGCAACCGAGAACACCGGCTTCTTTGGCCGTATCGTCGACCAGGTCGCGCAATGGCTCGGCCTGGAAACCACGAAGACAGCGGAAACAGCCACCGGCACCGCCGCCCGTGTTACGGCGGCTGGCGCGGAAACCGCGGCTACGATTGCGGCCACCAAGGCACAGGCCGCAGCGGAAATCCCCGCTTACACCGGTATCGCCGCGATGGAAGCGGCCTCGGCTGTCGCGGACATCCCGATCATCGGGCCGGGCCTCGCGATTGCTGCTGCCGAGGCGATGAACACGCAAGGCGCGTTCGAAATGTCGCTCGCAACGGCCGAAGGCGGCATGGAAAGCGTCGACGCGGCGGAACAGGCCGTGTTGGTTCACCGCAAGGAATCCATTCTGCCTGCGCGAATATCGGTGCCGTTAATGTCCTTCGTCGGCGATCTGCCGGCGATAGCTGGACGCGTCAAGCAGAACAGTGTGCCCGATCTCCGTTCGATTGCCGATGTCGGAGAACTCCTCCCGGTCATGAGTCCAAGCGAATCGGTGCGCTCGTCGTCGCCGAGCCACACACCGCAATCGGATGCAGATTATGTGGCGAGCCGGGTCGGCGGTGGCGGACGTATGAGTGCATCGCCATCATCCGCGCCATCCAAAACCCGCGGCGGCGACATTCATATCCATGCCTGGGACGCATCCTCGATGAACCAGTTTTTCCGCAAGCCAGCGAACCGGCGGACAATGGACCAGATCTCGAAGGACCGCGCCCGCGCCGGTTTCATGCCGGGCTGACATGGCGCTCCCGCAACCCGTCGTCCCAGCCCGCAGTGGAATCGTCCTCAGTCCCGATCTCGCGGACAATCCGGATGTGTTTCCGTTCCTGCGCGGCGCGGGCTACAAGCAGAAATCCTGGCTGTGGTCGACGACCGACCTGGTCTCGAAAAGCGGACGCCGCTTCAAGAAGCGGAATTTCAGCTATCCCACGACGAAATTCTCGATCGGCTACAACAGCGGCCATGGACTTTCGCAGCGCGCGACGCGTAAGGACCTCGACCGCATCGTCGCGTTCTTCAACGCGCGGGGCGGCCAGCTCGGTGATTTCTATTACTTCGACGCTACCGATAATCTGGTCGCAGGCCAGACCCTCGGCGTCGGCAATGGCGTGACAACCCAGTTTCAACTCGTGCGCTCGAAACGGACCTGGACCGAACCCGTGTTCGCGCTGAACGGCGTGCCGGAGGTCACGGTCAACGGCCTCAAGGTCACGAACTACACCATCGCCGCGCCAGGCGTGGTCAAGTTCAATTCCGCGCCCGCCGATGGCGCGGTGGTCGCATGGTCAGGCTCGTTCCTTTATTGGTGCGAGTTCACGCAGGACGAATTGACCGCGCAGCAACTGACCGCGCTGCTCTGGGAAAGCGACGGGCTTTCCTTCCAGACGATCCGGCTCTGAACCGATGCTGGACTGCACCCCGGAACTGGCCGCGCTGCTCGATGCCTGGCGCAACGACACCACCGTCGAGGTCTATGTCGCCGGGATTTACACCTTCACGCTGTCGAGCGGCGCGAAAATCCGGTGGTCCGCCGAAGACCAAGACATCGCGTGGAACGGCAATACTTGGCTGCGCGGCCCCGGCATCACCTCCACACCGATCACGCGTCAGATCGGCACGCAGGTCTCGCAGAAAGATATCTCTCTCGTCTTTGATGACGACGTGACCGTCAACGGCGTTCCGCTGGCGAAGTTCATCGCATCCGGCGGCCTGTTCAATTCCACCATGCAGTTCGAGTCGGCCTATGCCACGTCGCCGGACCAGCCGATCATCGGCACGTTGCCGGAATTCTTCGGCCGGCTGACACAGCTTCGCGATACCGGGGAGACGCGGGCGACGCTGTCGATCTCGGACATGCGGTCACTTCTCAATGTGCAGGTTCCGATCAACCTTTGGCAGCCTTCCTGCCTTCACACCGTATTCGACAGCGGGTGCAAACTGAACCGCACCGACTTCGCGAAGAACGGCACCGTGCAGAGCGCGCCTGATGCGCTGACCATCGTCACCGACCTCTCGGGTGCCACAGATAGCTATTACGACCTCGGCAAGATCACGATCACCAGCGGCGCCAATGACGGACAATCGCGCTCGATCAAGACCCAGAGCGCCAACGTTCTTTCGCTGGTGCGCGCACTGCCCGCACCCCTGCGGCCCGGGGACACCTTCACGGTCTATCCAGGCTGCGAACTCACGATGGCGACGTGCAAGGGCAAATTCAACAATCTGGCGCATTTCAAGGGCTATCCGTTCATCCCCACCAATGAGCAGGCCGCCCCGTGACGAAACTCACCTATTCCGGTCAGACCGAAGAGCAGGGCAGGGCGGCGATCGTCGCGGAAGCTAAGATGTGGCTCGGGACAAAGTACCATCCCGGCGCCCGCGTCAAAGGCGTGGGCGTCGATTGCGGGATGCTGATCGCCGAAGTCTATGAGCGCGCGGGCATCATCCCGCGCATGGAAATTCCGGCCTATCCCGCCGATTGGCACAAGCAAAAGAAAGACGAGAAATACCTCGGCTTCATTCTCAGCGAAGGTCACTTCATTGCGCCCGGCCAGCAGAAGCCCGGCGACGTCGCGATGTGGAAGTTCGGCCATGTCCGCAGCCACGGCGGCATCATCGTGGAGTGGCCGAAGATCATCCATGCCACGTTTCAGGAAAAGACGACGTGGCTATGCGACTGCTCGGACGATGTGCGCTATCCGGCCGGCGCGGCCACGTTCTATTCGTTTTGGTGAGCCATGGGCGGCTCTAACACGGAGAACAAGGGCAACCGGATCAACAGCTATCAGATCCAGTCCAGCGCCTATGGCAATCCAATCCCATGGGGCTGCGGTGCGGGGCGCGTCGATATCAACCTGATGTTCCTCGACGGTTTCACGTCGCACGAGCACCAGCAGCACAATGGCGGCAAGGGCGGCGGCAATTCGACAACCGATACCTACACCTACACGGCAGACGTGTTGCTCGGCATCTGCGACACGGCAAGCGGGCCGATCCGCGGCATCAACCAGATATTCCGCGACAAAAGCGTGTTCCCCGGCTTCACCGATGGGAATAACGACGCCGATCCCGATCTCTGCGTAAAAAAAGCCGGCCTCAGTGCACTGCGCGTCGGCACGTCGGGACAGAACCCGTCGACCTTGTTCGACAAATATCCGGATAAGGCGCTCGGCTACGACACGACTTCCTATCTCGTCGGCTCGCAATACCTGCTCAACGATCAGGGCGGATTACAGAACCATTCCGTCGAGGTTTATTTCGCCTGTCAGGTCGGCGGCGGTATCGTCGATGCCAATCCCGGCGATTACGCGGGCGCGAACGGCATCGTTCATACCTTCCTCGACGCCATGATCCCGCAATGGACCGATGCCAATATCGGCGATCTCACCGACTACGGCACCTATTGCCTGGCTGCGGGGCTTTTGCTGTCACCCGTGCTCGACTCCCGGCAACAGGCCAGTTCCGTACTCGACGAGATCATGCTGGCGTCGAACTCGGAATGCTGGATGCGCGGCGATGGCACCCTGCAGGTCAAGACCCGCGCCGATGCGCCGATAACCGGCAATGGCGTCACATACACCCCTGACCTGACGCCGATTTACGATCTCGACCAGGACGACTTTATCGTCGATAACCCCGACGACGATCCGATCAAGGTCGATACGCCGCAACTCGACGACCTCTACAACTATGTGCAGGTCACCTACAAAAACCGCCAGCATCAGTACAATGACGAAACCACGCCGGGCTTCGACCAGGCCAGCATCGACGAGATCGGGAAGCGCAAACAGGACCCGACCTCGATCCCCTCGATCAAGGATCCGGCTGTTGCCCGTCTCGTCGCGCAGCTGCTGGCGCAGAAATCCTCCAGCCTCGCCCGCCCGTTCACGTTCAATCTGCCATGGTGCTTTGCGCGTCTCGAGGAAATGGACCTCGTCACGCTTACGAACGAGTCCCAGGGGCTCGATCGCGTTCTGTCGCGCATCACCGAAATCGACAAGGCCGGCGACACCGGCAAGCTGACGATCAAGGCGATCGAGGTGCTTGTCGGGACCGCCAACTCGCCGGTTTATCCGAGCCAGACGGCCGGCGGCGTGGTGACGGACCCGCAAGCCGATCCCGGCAGTGTGAACACGCCGGTTCTGTTCATCCCGCCCACCACGATCACGAATGGCGCCCTTGAGGCTTGGGCCGCGGTCGGCAGCACGAATTCCAATTGGGGCGGGGCCGACGTCTGGATTGCCTTCGATGACGGGGCCTTCACCAAGGTCGGCACGATCACGGGCCGGGCGCGCTACGGCGTTTCCACCAGCGATCTGCCGTCACATGCCGATCCCGACTTCGACGACAGCCTGGGTGTCGATATCTCCATTAGCGGCGGCGAGGCCCTTCTCAGCGCCTCGCAGGCAGAGTTCGACGCCTTGGTGTCGCTCTGCTGGCTGGGCGGAGAACTCATCGCCTACAAGGACGCCACGCTGACAGCCGAGGGGGTCTACACCCTCGGCACCGAACTCCACCGCGGCGCCTATGGCTCGCCTATCCAGGAGCATCCGGCCGGAACACCGTTTGTCCGCCTCGACGATGCGATCTTCAAGTTCGCGTTTCTGTCGGGACAGTTGGGCCATACCATTCATGTCCGCTTCGCCAGCTTCAACGCCTTCGGCAACCAGACGCAGGACTATGCCGACGTTGTGGATTACACACTCACGCTCACCCAGCCCGGCACGCTTCCCGGTTCGACAACGGTTTCGCTGCAATCGGCATGGGCTGGCCTGCAGTTCACGGTGGCATGCTCGAGCGCAAGCGGCGCGCTCAGCTATATCTTCCGGGTCTATACGGTGGATGGTCTGACCTTGCTGCGGCAATCCAACGCCACACCGGCCCAGACCTTCACCTATACGCAGGATATGGCAGTCCAGGACGGCAATGTTGCGCGCTCCTATGCCGTGACGGCGCAGGCCGTGAATTCGTCGGGAGACGGGGCAGAATCGACCAACCTTGTCGTGAGCAACCCCGCGCCGGCGATCATTACCGGCGTCGGTCACACCGGATCGGGCGGCAGCGTCACGATCAATTGGACCGCAAACACGGAGTCCGACAAGGCCGGTTATGTCGGCTACTACTCGCAGACCAGCGGATTCGATCCGACGCTTGGTGCCGGGGCCCTGTTCTATGAGGGCATCGCGAACACCGCGACACTGTCCGGCCTCACCCACGGTCAAACCTACTACGTGCGCATCGCGGCATTCGATACGTGGTCGGATGACGTTCGCGGCCTGAATTTCAGCGCGCAGCACAGCATCACGGCGTGAGGAATATGAAAGCACAATCTCTGCTCGCCTTCGCTGCTTGGCTGCTGTGCTCGGGCCCGTCGGCTGGTGCTTCGGTCTCGTCGATCCCAGTTCCGATCCCTGAGACCTATATCCAGCACGACGTTTCGCTTCAGGGCGCAAACGGTCAGCTCGGGGTCAACGGCACCGTCACAGCCCGCCTCGACACAGCGAACACCTGGGCGCTGACGCAGACCTTTACCCTGGCTCCGGTCTTTACCGACCAGCCGGGAACGCGCACCGCCCTTGGCCTCGTGATCGGAACGAATGTCGAGGCATGGGACGCCGATCTGGACGCGCTCGCGGCGCTGTCGTCGACCGCTGGGATTTTGAAGCGCACGGGCGCGGGAGCGTTTGGGCTCGCCGTCTCCGGAACCGACTACGCACCGGCCACGAGCGGAAGCGCGGCGCAGCTCGGCAATGGGGCGGGCGGGTTTTCGGCCTACACCGGGACGGTGTGCACCGGACAGTTCGTCCGCAGCCTGTCCGCTGTAATCGTTGCCACCTGCAATGCGGTTTCGCTCACCGCCGATGTGACGGGGGTGCTTCCGATCGCAAACGGGGGCTGCAATGCCTCTACGGTCGCGGGATGCCTGACCAACCTTGGAGTCGCACCGCAAAATCTGCTTGCCAATCCTTCGTTCGATGTCTGGCAGGAGAACACGACCTATTCGCCGAACACCGGCGTCAACACATTCATCGCCGACCGCTGGAAGGCGCGCACATTCACCACGGCGACCAATGGCACGCGCACCTATTCGCGTGTCGCTGGCTTCTCCGGCGCGCAGTACGCCGTCAAGATGCAGCGCGCGAACGGAAACGCCGAAACCGGCTCGGCAACGATCGGACAGCAGATCCTGTCATCCGACGCGATCCCGCTTGCCGGTAAAACCATCCACCTTGCGTGCGACGCGAGTTTCGGGGCGAACGCCAGCAATTCCGCGATGACGGCGGTGCTGTTCTATGGGACCGGCATAGACGAAGTCGTGAATCTGAGTACCGGCTTCGCAACGGGCGCGGGTAACTCCAACTTCTCGTCATCGCCAACCGTCACGGCCTCGACCACGGCCCACGTCGACTTCGGAACGGTCAGTGTCAACAGCGGCGAAACGGAAATCGCAGTTCGCATCTCGTCTGGAACTTATTCTGGTACAGCGGGCGCTGACGACAGCATTTCGCTCACGAATTGCAATCTGACTGTCGGTAGCGGCGACGTTCCCTTTGCACATCCGCCCCTCGTCGAGACGATGGCGCGCGCGCAGTTCACCTATCGAAAATCGTTCGTCTACGCGACCGTTCCAGCGCAGAACGTCGGCACCGGCACCGGAGAATTCAAGTGGGGTGCTGAGATTGCGGGCACGGGGACCGAGCGCGCGACCGTCGTGTTCGGAAGCGCCATGTTCGCGGCGCCGACAATCACCCTCTACAACCCCGCCGCCGCGAATGGCGCCTGCCGTGACGAGACCGTCCCTGGCGATGGTGGCACGGCTGCGGCCGGGAACATCACCGAAAAGGGTTTCGAGGTCACGTGCACCGGAAACGCCAGCACGGCAGTCGGTAATCCTATAGCAGTCCACTACGTCGCCGATATCCGCAGATAATTCGCGCAGCCGCAACGCGCACCATCCATCGACAAAATGAGGAAAGACGATGCAGTTCGTCCAATACCTTTGCACGCTTCCGAGCAACGACACCTACGGCTATATCCAGGCCCTGCCGTTGGCGAAGGTGTATGTATATGTGACCGACGATACCGGCGTGAGCGGCGCGCTTGCGCAACTCTACGATGCCGCAGGCGGCGCGATCGGAAACCCCGTCACCGCGGATATCAATGGTTTCGCCGGGTTCGCGGCAGACGACGGGCTCTACAACATCCAGGTCACGGATGCGGACGGCGTGCGCAATGCACCGCTCGCGGTCAAGGTGCAGCTGTTCGATCAGACATCTTTCACTGCAGTCGCTGGCATCATCGAGCAGGCCGTGATCGGTCCTGGCTCGTCTGCGGACGGCCATTTCATGCTGTTCGACGGAACGACTGGTGCGGCAGCAAAAGACACCGGGCTCTCGCTCTCCACTGACGGGACGCTTGGGGCGAACAGCGACAGCCGTCTTCCGAGTGAGAAGGCCGTAAAGACAGCCATTGCCGCCGCCCAGCAGGTCAAGCTTTCTGCCGATACCACCTACTATGTCCGCACCGATGGCAATGACAGCAACACCGGAACTGCGAATACATCGGGTGCAGCATGGCTGACACTTCAGCATGCCGTGGACTATGCTGCGACGCTGGACCTCAACACCCATACACTGACGATTCAGGTCGGAGACGGGACGTATTCGGCAGGCGTGCTCAAGAGCACAGCCTTCAACCGCAATGGAACCGTTGTCATTCAGGGCAACACGACCACTCCATCAAACTGCATCATCAGCGTCGCGTCTGGCGATTGCCTGCAATTTACGAACTGCACATGCACGATCAAAGGCTTCAAACTTGTTTCGACTGCAGGTTATGGTCTGAATGCCGTGCGCTCGCTCATCACCGTAGGTGGGGCGATGGAATACGGCGCTTGCGGTCTTGGCCACATCAACGCCACACAGACTGCCACGATCTCTATCGCGGCGAACTACACGATCTCAGGAGGCGCGCCAAATCATCTTATAATCACCAATTCCGCGATCACGTTCGCAGCTGCTTTGACCATTACGCTGACTGGTACGCCGGCGTTTTCAACAGCTTTTGTGACCGTCACGTTTCTTGGACTTCTCAGTCTCCCGACGAACACGAGTTTCTCGGGAAGTGCGACCGGTAAAAAGTTCATTGTCAACGATATGTCCGCCGTGAGCGTCGGCCAAAGCAGCACGACCGGAACGTCTTTGATCGATATCTTCCCAGGCGATATTTCAGGTGGCTATGGCCAGCGCCAAGACGGTATGCGCTCGTTCCGTAACCTGATCTATAACCCTGACGGCAGGGTGCAAGAAGGCCCTTCGAGCGCCATAGGAGATATCGCGTATGGTCTTCACAATCGCTGGTACGGGCTGACCCAGACCTCCACGATGACGCCGACCACAATTTTGGACGTGACCGACGGGGTCACCCATCTCATTGAACTTACCAATGGCTCCAGCGCTCAGCGCTTAGGCTATGCCCAGGTCATCGAGGGCAAGCAGTGTAAATATCTGCGCGGGGCTGACGTGACGCTTTCTGGCCAAGCCCAGCGCAATCAGACGGGCGGCGTGGGCGTCGCGATTATCGAATGGATCGGAACTGAAGACAGCGTCACCAAAGAAATCGTCAATGACTGGACCAACGCGACGCTCACGGCTGGAAACTTCTTCGTTTCTTCGAACATCATAGTAGACGGGGCGTTGGCCCTAAATCCAAGCGCTGGCGTCCTTACAAATTTTCTTCTTCAGGTGACGCTTGGCGAGACTTTCAACAATCTCATTGTGTTCATTTGGGCGCGCGGCAACGCGACGGCCAATACCGGAACCATGGATTTCCGGATGCAACTAGAGAGCGGCAGAAAACCAACATCTTTCGAGCGGCGCCCGATTGAAGTGGAAGAAAACTTGTGCCACCGCTTTTACGAGTCATTCACGGTCCAGTCGGAGAATGGTGCGCGCAATATCCCGCTTCTGAAAAAGCGCATAACCCCGAGCATTACCGTTGGTGTCGGATCGGCAAGCGCTATCACGAAGAACGGATTTGAACTGACCCATAGCGCAGCGGCGGCATGCACGGTAATCGCGAACGCAGAACTCTAGGCAACGGTTTCGCAGGCGTTGAACGGCTCATAGCCCAGCAGCGGCAGTGCATCCGGGAAGCGGGTCATAAAGGCACGTGCCAGATCATCGTCGAACACGTCGCGCCACTGCTTGGCGGCGCCGGATCTGATGTGGCCGGGATGGGCGGCACTTCGTTTCGCGCCACCGGCAAGCGAGTTGGCCAGAAAGGCTGATACTGCAACGTCAATTTCACCGCCGGTTAGGCCGAGATGCTTTGCCGCCTTTGGAAACTCATCAGTACCATTGGTCAACAGCGTCTCATACTTCGTTTCGAAACATTCAGGCCGGCTGTATTTCCACGCGCACATGCCGCTTATGGTTTCTGCTGAGGAGTGGTCCATCTCGAATAGCATTCGCGACTTATCGTCCGGGAGGCTATTCAAAGCCTGCTGATAGGTTTTCCCGCCGAACCGATCTTCTGGACGGTGCAGCCACTTCTCAACCGATGCTCGATGATAGTGCATCGCTGATATCACTACATCGCGCGGGTCTCTGATGACGTGAAGAACACGATCTCCATTCTCAGGCGACGCCTTCGCAAACCACTGAGAGTGCATGTCCCGCACAAAGCACGCCGAGGTCGGCAGCGCCCAAGCGGTATCCTTTGGCGAAGGCTTTACGTAAGGAACGCGGATCGCGGTGGCGATGGCCAGAAACACGCTGTCCATCCAGACCGTTCCGGTCTTGTGATGCGTGCAGATAACTGCCCGGTTTTTCATGGGCCGGACCATACCGCCCGTCACAATTCCTGACAAACGCGAGGGTTCGCTATGCTGGTTGATGGGGCGACAGTGATCGCAGCCGGGCGAAAGAGAACGGATTTCGGCTATCGGCTGCTGGTGATACCGGTCGAGGAACCAGGCCTCTACGTGTATGGCAACCCGGTCCCGGTGCTGGACGCGTGGGCGACGTCGCGAAACGTGAACACACCATACCGCTATCTCGACACCGTGGGACGCACCTGGGGCTGTAATCACCCGACCGACCCGACATTGCAGGACGAGGACACCATTGTCGCCGCAGCGAACGGTTGGACCGACGAACTGACGGCGGCGGGCAAGGCGGCATGGCCTATACTGCTGCTCGGGTTCAGCGCGTCAGGCTTTGCGTCGATGTCGCTTTTGGAGCGCCACCCCGATGTGTTCGCAGGCGCCATCGTGTTCGATTGCCCGCTCGATGAGCAGGACATCTCAGTATCGCCACACTGGGATATGCTGACGTACTTCGAAAACCAGGACTATTTCGCGGCTAACTATCGGCTGACAGACCTGAGCCGGCTTGGCACGCTAGCAGGGAAGAATGTCGCGCTCAACTTTCGGGCAGACGGTACAAACGAGTTCCTGCCGCAGATGATCGCGTTCGCCGGCCTGCTTTGCAGCAGTCATATAAACCACACCGCGCGTTTCACAGACTCATTGCATCGCTGGGACAGCGGATGGGTTGAAGACGCGCTCGATAATTTCCTAGTGGATTATTGAGGGTGAACGTATCTACGGCCCCGCAACCTGCGTGCGGGCAAACCAGTTATGAGCCACCACTGCGGCTTCGCAACATCAGAAGAAGGCGTCTTAGGTGCGATGGCCGACTTTGGCGGGAAGGGAGCATTTGAAGCAGTTGGGTCACACGCTGTTGCGCCGCTTTCGTTTCGGGAATCGCCTCGCGCAATATTGAAGCCGCTTCGGAAAAGCGCTTTCTTTCGATCAGGAATTCAGCGAACTCGATGGAGGTCGAGCAGGCGCCCTTACGAATATCGAGAGCTTTGCGGTAGGCTGCTTCGGCCTGTGCGTCGTCACCTCGCTTGGCGTGAATGTACGCGATGCGGGCCACCGCGTCCCAACGCTCGCCTCCAGCTTTCAACAAATTCCAGCGGATCGTGGCGGCAAGCGCGTCGTCCCAGCGTTCTGCTTCTATCAATGCCTCCGCCAGTGTACGCGGAGGAATGCCCCATTTTGGAAACCGCTCCATCAGTGCATTCAGTTCGGCGATTCCTTCTGCGGTTCGTCCATCCAGAAGTTTGATCCGGGCGTCGATAAATCTCCGCTGTCTGTCGTCGTCCGCCGCGGGAGGCAGTTTCGCCAGTACCGCTAATGCATCTTTGAGACGTCCGACGCGAAGGCAGCAATCGATATAGAGATGCGCTGCGGATGGATCGAGATGCGCGCTATCGCGGATCGGCTCCAGGCATCGGATCGCACCAAGCGGGTTCCGCATCTGGATTTGTTCATTGGCTTCCGTCAGCGCGGCGGCGATATCCGCTAGTTCCGCAATGCGGGACGTCGGGCTGTAAGCTTCGATCATACGCTCTACATTGACGTCCACGAGCTCGCGCGTGACATGAACCTGATCCTCTGCCCAAGCGATCGAGCGCTCGCTGAGAGTCACGCTTTCGTAAGATGGATAATAGTCGACATGCCCATGCTGCGTGGCAATGTGTTCCGCCGCGGCACGCAGAACGGACTTGGAATAGCAGTTCGCGACAATGGCATCGTTTTCCGTGTGCGTTGTGGCTAACGGGACGGGAGAGACGATCAGCAGAATGCGCTGATCTTGCCGGCAGTGTCTCTTGAGCAGCCCGATCGTGCGTTCAAGCGAGGCAAGCGTGTCCGCGAAATTCAGAATATGGAGCTGAAAGCGCTCAGGTGCTTTTGCCATCATCGATCGCGGCGGTCCGTGGTTGAGGTAGCACTGATTTAGCGTATCGAACCAGACTTCGCCGAAATCCAGTGTCATTATGACAATGCGGCAATCGGTGACGTGGCGCGTGACTTCGGTAACTGCCTTGCGATAGACGGTTATTCTTTCAAGCGGGAAAGCATAGTGCCTTCCGATGTTCGGATCGATGAAGCGCCCTGGGGCAATTTCCAGGAACTGCTTCTCAGGATCGAAAGGGTGATCACTATCGAGCGCCCAACGAAATTCGTTCTCGATGGATGTCACGCTATAGTTGTTCAGGGCCTCAATACCGATCGTATTGATGGCGTCATCCGGCCACGTGACTGTGGAAGTCGCAATATCGTAGCCGCGATGAAATAGCGCCCTCTCGATGTGCCTCGCGAAACTGGAGCCAATTGCGAATATGCGGTCGCCGAATTCGATCTGAAATCCCGGAGTGAACGCCGGCTTGCAGATCGGTTCGATGCGGTTCGCGTCCGGAACGTCCCGGCGCGGAATCTCGCCGAACAGGTTGTGACGGACATTCTCGACAGCGTCGGAACTCGAAATCACGCGAAGCGGCATTCCCGTCCCCGTTGCTAAGCGGTCAGCCTATGATGGCACCCGCGGTCCCGCAACGGACGGCATTTACGGATAACATGACATGGCAGCCGCGTGTGGCCTGCCAGAAGACAGAGTGAACGTTGCTGGCGTGAGCAAGCGCCGCTAGGTGCTTGAGGAAGCCTGCGGCTTGCGCGATCCGCCGCCTGGCAGGTCCAATCTATGCCATGCGCGCCGCTCTTCGTCGGATGGCAGCGCGCGTTCGCGGGCGAACGCTTCTGCGCGCTGTGGCGGTCTCGAGGCTTCCAATTCGTCGAGTGTGCGCAGGAAGTCGAAATGCACCGGTGGATTGTGAAGGAACGGGACGCGTTCGCAATCTATCATGGGCTCTCTCCAATCGACGCCCCGAACAGCTGCCCCAATAAAGTTCCCACAGTTTAGCCGTAAGCGAGTTCCGTCGCCAGAGACATTGAGGGCCCGGCGGCGCTTTGGTTCCAGGTTGATACAAGGGATTTCGGGCACGCTGCCTCCCCCAACCCAGAAGCACAGGCCTTCCTCTCGCCACATCGGTGAGCCGTCGACGTTGGCTTCGCGCATGACCCGCGAGGGTCGTGCCGCGACGCGCGGGCGCTGACGGTTCAGCCCGTGTTGCGGATGGTCCGCAGCATCATTCCCGGAGAACATCATGAAACGAAGGCTGGCGGCCGCACTGGCCGCATGCGTGGCCGTTGCCTTTGCGGGTTGCGGCACGCTTACCACGCAAACGCCGAAGCAGGCGCTGACCGCGGCGCACCAGGCGCATGACGGCCTCGCCAAAGAACTCGATCTCGCCGCCACCAATGGCTGGATCAAGGGCGAGGCGGCGGCGACCGCGGCGCGGGTTCTCGCCGAAAGCGAGAGCTATCTCACCAAAGCCGACGACGCACTGGCCGCGGGGCAATCGATCGATGCGCTCCTCGCGCTCGCGAACGCCGACATCGCCAAGGTTCAAACGCTCATTCCGGAGAAAAACTGATGGATTATCTCGCGCTCCTGCAAACCATCCTCGCCGCGTTGTCTCAGGCGCCCGAGGCCATCCAGATCGCCGAGGACGCGTATAATGGCGTGCGCGCATCCTTCGGCATGGAAGATCAGGCCACGCTCGACAAGATGTTCGCCGACGCGAAATCGACCGACGCCGCCGATACGGCAAAGGCCGTCGCAGATCTCAACCAGGCCGCACAGGAGAACTGACATGATCGTGGACGACAGCAAAAGCATCTTCGCATCGAAGACCGCATGGGTGGGCGCGGCGGTGACCATCGTCGGCGCGCTGCAGGCGCTGAATTGGACGCAGCTCATTCCGAGTGGTGCGGCGGCGGGCTACATCGCCTCGGGTCTCGGCGTCGTGATGATCGCGCTGCGCTTCCTGACGTCGAAGCCGGCAACGCTCTAGCGTGCGCTGAAGCGCCCCCGCGTGTAGTATCGGGTGATCGCTATGACGCTAGACCCGCCAAAAGGTCGTGTGATCGCCAACGATCCGAAGGATGAAGCGATCGCGGCCGTGATCGAGACGGCCTCGAAGCTCGCGAAGCCGAAGCGCACAGTACGGATCCTGGGCTTTGAGGTCGCGGTCGATCCGAACCTCAACACGATCATCGCGGCGCTCACGCTTATCGGCCTTCTGATAACCGCGACGGGTTCTGTCTACGCCTTCATCAACAAGCCCCTCGAGAATGCGCGACGCATCGAAGACGTGCAGAACGAGATCGGAAAGCCGGGCACGCCGGGATACCTGCCCGGCGTGGTGCGCGGCATGGCGCATCGCATGGACCGCGTCGAGCAGATGGTGAAGCAGAACCACGACGACACGCTTCAGGCGCTGCGCGATATCGAAGCCCAGCTGAAAGACCAGCGCCGCGAAAATTCCGACCGCTTCGACCGCCTCGACAACCGCATCGACCGCTTCGTGGAGCGCACCAAGCCCGATCCCTATCCGCGCTGACTGACCGCAGCGCAGATCGAACGACCAAAGCCCGCTGGCCTAAAGGCCGGCGGGCTTTTTTAGTTTGGCTCGAGGCTCACGGCAGTTCGACCGTTGCATGCACATGCCGCGGCAGGCTGTCTTTGGATCGCGTTGTCCTCTATGTTCGTTACCAGACAGTCGACGTGTCACAGACCGCCGCGCCGCGACGGTGAAATCCGGAAACGTTATGAGCGAAACCCACATGCTCTTCGCCTGCCCGAACTGTGGGCAGGCGGGCGGTATGGTGTGGTCTGGCGAGGGCGCAAACCGGGTTTTGGTTCGCGTGACCGGCGGCTTCCATACCGAGAGCAGGTTTGCCGGCGTA